AGTACTCGTAAAATAATGGTATCTCACAGAATTGTATCTCCTATGCTTATAGGAATCAAAGATCAATCAGGACTTGGAAACAATGCAGACGAACTTAAAACTGCATCTATATTACTTGACAATACAGTTATAAGACCTTTTCAACATTTACTTATAGATGCTTTCGATCAAATACTTGCATATAATAAAATATCACTAAATCTATATTTCAAAACTCTACAACCATTAGAATTTACAGACCTTACAAATGTAGAGGACGAAGAAACTAAAGAAGAAGAAACAGGCGTAAAATTAAGTGAACAAGTATGTAACCATAATCATTTTAATTTTAGTGAAGATGAAATGAATACTATTGCAGATGATATTATTGCAAAAGGTGAAGATATAGACGAAGACTGGGAGTTAATAAATGAAACACCTGCATTAGAAGACGAAACAGAAATAGAAAACTATTTTGAATTTGCAAGGGTTGTAAGTGGAGATGCAAGAAAAAAAGATGAACAAGATACAAGTCTATTTAGAATAAGGTATAAATATACAGCAGGTAGATCAACAAAAGGAGAATCAAGGGAGTTTTGCAAAAAAATGTTAGCTGCAAATAAAGTTTACAGAATGGAAGACCTAAATAAACAAAGTACAGCTAATAGCGAATTAGCACCAAGGGGTGAGAACAGTTATAACATCTGGTTGTACAAAGGAGGGGTCAATTGCAGTCATTATTGGATGCGACAAATATATCTTAAAAAAGGAAACAAAAAAATATCAGTAGGTAGAGCAAGAAGCATAATTAGTGCTTTACCAAGAAACGAAAGAAAAGATGCAAGGTTTGTAACGAATCCACCAGAGGTTTCACAAATTGCATCTGCAAGAAATAATTATTGGAGAAAAAATTAAAATGGCAACAGCATTATTCATAAAACCTATTGACTTAAAAAGAAACTCTATAATAGACGGAAACGTAGATGTTGACCACTTCCTTGGCTTTCTAAAGATCGCACAGGAAATACACATTAGAAACTATTTAGGAACGGATTTATACAATAAAATAAGTACAGATATACTAGGAACTGGAGGTGCATCACTTACAGGCAATTATTTAAATCTTGTAAACGATTATATACAACCTATGTTAATACACTTTGCTATGGTTGACTATTTGCCTTTTGCAAGTTACAGACTTAAAAACGGAGGACTAAGCAAACCAACAAGTGAAAATAGTGAATCGGTTACAAAAGAGGAAGTAGATTACTTAGTACAAAAACATAGAAACATTGCAGAATATTATACAACAAGGTTTATCGACTATATGAGTTTCAATCAAAGTCTGTTTCCAGAATATAACTCAAACACAAATGATGATATACATCCTGATAAAGATGCACTTTTCAATGGTTGGGTTTTATGAAGTACAAGGTTAAGAAAAAAAATATTGACAAATTATTAACATATTTAAAGAGTAATGGCAACATTAACAAACACACAAATATCGGTAACGTATGTAGGGCTATTAAAGACAAGTGCTAGTACAGTACTAAGTTCTACTGCCCAACAAATCACAGACGGATCAGGTAACAATAGTGTACTATTTTTATCTACAGCAGGTGTTGGTATTGGTGGTGCAGCGAGTTCAGGGATTGAATTTGAAGTTACAGGTAACGCAAAAATAACAGGTGATCTTATTGTTGACAATCTTACTATAGATGGGTCTACTATTGCATCGTCAAGTACAAACGACATAACAATAGATTCGGGAGGTGATATAATTTTGGATTCAGAAGGTGCAGACGTTCTTTTAAAAGATGGTGGTACTCATTATGGTTCAATAACAAACAGTAGCACAGACTTAGTAATTACTTCAATAGTAGCAGACAAAGATATAATATTTAAAGGACTGGATGACAGTAGCAATATAACTGCACTTACTCTAGATATGTCTGATGCAGGTAAAGCTTTGTTTAATTCAGGTGCAACTTTTGGTGGGTCGATAACTTCAAATAGTGGGATTGTAATTGATAACATAACAATAGACGGAAGTGAGATTGATTTAAGTTCAGGAGATTTAACTTTGGATGTTGCAGGTGATATTATACTAGATGCAGGTGGTGGTGATATTAATTTAAAAGACGATGGAACTGACTTTGGTTCACTTACAAATTCTTCTGGTAATCTTATTATTAAATCAGGTACTACAACAATGTTGACAGGTAGTGGTGCAAATGCCACGTTTGCTGGTAAATTAAAAGTACAAGGTTCGCCACCCATTACTGCTAATTCTAATTTTGATGATTTAGTAATAACAGATTCAGCACACGCTGGTATTAGTATATTTTCCGGTAATTCCTCAGATGGTGCTATTTATTTTGGTGACACAGACAACAATGATAGAGGACAAATAAAATATTCTCACAGCTCGAATGCGATGTCCTTTTTAACAAATGACACCACAGCTTTAACAATAGATTCATCACAAAACGTTGGTATTGGGGAGTCATCACCTGATAATTTATTGACATTGAAAGGCACAGCAGGAACAACACACCAAAGGTTTAAAGAAGCAAGTACAAATATTGGTTTTATAGGGGGTGCAAATGGTATTATATCATCACACAATGGCAAAATGGCAGTTAGAGCCGAATCAGGTTTAGTGTTAAGTAGTCAAGGAAATGCAGCAGATGTTGTAATAGATTCTGGTGTTGTAAAAATTGAAGGTAGTGAGAACACGCTATTGAGATTGATTTCTACAGATGCAAATGTATTTTTAGAGCTTAGAGATAATAGTTCAACTAATGGCAATTTTATAGGTACTATTGGTAACACTATGCCATTTTACACAAATAACACACTTGCATTAACCTTAGATGCATCACAAAATGCAACCTTTGCTGGTACAATAGCAACATCTGGTAATATAACAGTTACTGCATCAAATGCTACAATTTCAGCCACTGAAAGTGGTGGTGCTACTACAAAAATAATGGGTGCCAGTGTGGGCAGAGTTGGTACGTCTAGTAATCATAACCTAGAAATTTTATCAAATGACACAGCAGCTATTACAATAGATACATCACAAAACATTGGTATCGGTGTATCCCCAGTCGCTAAATTACACGTTTCAGGCGATACTGGAGGTACTGATTCAATTGCTAGATTCCAAAACACAAATTCAGCTAAAGTTACAAGATTGCAATTATCAGACAGTGCAGGAACAGTTGGTGATGTTTTAATTGCTTACGATCATTCAGACGCAAGTTCTGCTAATCATTTTGTAGGTATGGGTGTTAATAACAATACTGCATTTAAAATTGACAATAATGATGATGCCACGTTCGCTGGTAATGTTGCTATTGGTACAGGCACAGCAGCATCAGTAAGAACTTTTATAAAAGGTAAAGATGATAGCTCAAGTAATTTTCAAATACTTACTAGAAATTCAAGTGATGAAAATATTTTTGCTGTAAATAATGCTGGTGATGTACTTTTTGGTAGTACAAGTAGAACAAATACTCACGCTTATTTTGAAAAGTTTGCTAATGATAGAATGATTTTAAGCTTAGGTAGTTCATCAACATCATCAATGGAACTTGTTACCTTTAGAGATTCAACAAATGGTGCTATTGGAAATGTAACGAGTAATGCTGGTGGTGTATCATTTAACAGCATATCGGATTATAGATTAAAAGAAAATATAGTTGAAATGACTGGTGCTTTAGATAGAGTAAGTCAATTAAAACCTAGTCAATACAACTTAAAAAACCATAAAGATAATACTGTTGAGGGCTTTATTGCACACGAATTACAAGAGGTTTACCCACAAGCAGTATCAGGCGAAAAAGACAAAGTAAACGACAAAGGTGAACCAGAATATCAGTTTGTGGACAATAGCAAATTAGTACCATTATTAGTTTGTGCAATACAGGAACTTAAAAAAGAAATAGAAATACTTAAAAATAAATAATTATGGCTAATACTTACAGTTGGAAAATAAATCAATTAAACACCAAAATAAAGCACGATAAAAAAAATAATGTAGTGTATAACATACATTGGTCTTACATCGCACAGGACGATTCTGAGACACCTTATATTGCAAGTTCTTATGGTACTTACGGAGTTGAATATGACAAAAGTAATTTTATTACGTTCTCTAAGTTAACAAAAGAAGATGTAGTAGGATGGCTTGAAAAAGGCTTGGATGTTTATTCAATGAAACAAAATTTAGATAATCAAATTGAATTACAAAAAAATCCTGTAGAAAACAATATCAATCCGAATTGGGATTAATTATATTTGTAAAAAAAATATATTATGAAAAATTTAGAAAAAAGCGAACACGATTTTATAAAAGGTATTTTACAAGATAACAGTCAAAATTATATAAGTATTGGACAAGATCAAGAAAGTATAAAAATTTTAGAAGCAAGAATAAATAATACAATAAATAAAAATTTAGAAAATAAAAAAGACCTTGACAAGTATTTAAAAAACTTAGAATCAAAGTATGGTAAAATAAATATCAATATGGAAGATGGGTCTTATGAGGAGTTAAAAGAATAATAATAATAATAATGGCAACAAAGATAGGAGAAGATACAAATGTACAGCTCGACTTAAAAACTATTGGAATGATAATAGTGGGTACTATATCACTTGCGAGTATGTGGTTTACTTTACAGTCTGATATAGATGCGCTTAGAACAAAAGTAGAAAATTTTAGTGGAGACGAATTTGTACAAAAAATGGAGTTTCAACTCAAAGACGAACTAATACGATCAACAATAGTTCAGATTGATAAATCAACAAAAGATTTAAAAGATGATATTGAGGAGAACAAAGAAGCCATTAAAAAAAATAGTGAGAAAATTTATGAAAACAAAAGAAGATGAAAAATTTAATGTATGTCCTTTTTGTGTTATTTGTATTTGTACAAAGTAATGCACAAGATTTAACATTACTGCATATAAATGCAAAATGGAATCAGTCAAATGATTATAATTTAAGAGGTATTGAAAACGCAAAAATACAGATGGCTTTTTTGGAAGATCAGATTCCTTCAATTAAGTCACAGATTAAATCTGTACCTACTATTATACTTTTAGATAGAAATGGTAAACCTAGAGGACAATGGAAAGCAGATTTAACTTTTAAAATAACTGCGACACAGGAAGAAATACAAAGTAGAATAAATGTTATAATGTTAGAAAATACAAGGCGAAGATCAACAAATTAATAAATTATGATTAGTAAACATATATCAATGAAGGAAGCAACGAAAAGTATTACTGCTTTACGATTAGGTATAGACAATACTCCAAATGGAGATGCACTTAGTAATATGAAGGAACTTGCAGAGAAAGTATTTGAACCTCTTAGAGCTTGGGTGGGTGGTGCAATCAAAGTTAATAGTTTTTATAGATCACCTGCATTAAACGAAGCCATAGGTGGAAGCAGTAGAAGTCAACATTGTAAAGGACAAGCAATAGACATAGACGATGTTTACGGACATAAAACAAACGCAGAGATGTTTGCATTTATAAAAGATGAACTTTCATTCGACCAAATGATCTGGGAATTTGGAAATGAAGATAATCCTGACTGGGTTCACGTATCTTACGTAAGCGAAGAAAAAAATAGAAACAGAATATTGAAAGCTGTCAGAGATGACGGAAAAACTAAATATATAGACATTACAAATAGCTAATGGGAATAGAAGAAAAAAAAATAGGACTAGATATAGATAGCGACGGAAAGCCAGATTTAAATTTAGATTTAAAAACTTTAATGCTTTTAATTGGTGGAATTGCATCACTTATATTTACATATAGTACTTTACAGAATGATATTGCACAGGCTAAAGTTTTACCTCCACAACAAGACATTTCAAAACTCGAACAAAAAATACAATTTTTAGAAAACAAAATAGAAAACGTAGAAAAACAACACGACAGAAGACTTGATAATATCGAGAAAAAAGTGTTCAAGTGAATGAGTTATTTGATTTTTTAAGTTATATATTTTTAATAATAGTCGCTATCTCAGTTACTATAATGCCATTAATATTAGAAAGATGAAAAATATACTAGGTAAAATATTTGGTGGTGCAGGTGGAGGTATTGCAAATTCTATAAGCAACATAATAGACAAGCATACATTTAGCAAAGAAGAAAAAGCAAGGTTTGAAAAAGAAATGACAGAAGTGTTTATCAATGCAGAAGCAGATATGCAACACAATGTTACTGAAAGATGGAAAGCAGACTTGGAACACGGAAACACACTTACAAAAAGTGTAAGACCTATTGTGTTAATATTTTTAATAGTATCTACTGTTCTGTTGGT